TCCTGCAACGTTGTACAATGGAACTGCGGATGTTACAATTGGTGCGATAAACTCTGGTGCAAATTTTGAGTTTAACGGCTCCATAGCACAAGTCCCCATTCACTCCTTCACCCGCACGCCCGGACAGATACTGAACAACTTCCAAGCCACCCGTGAATACTTCGGAGTCTGATATGAAGAGTACAGGAATCGTATTCAAGCAACGTGAGTTCTTCGGTTCAGACCCCGGAACGATATATGAGGATGTGAGTCGGTATAAGAATGTCTGTACGCCTACGAACCTCGATTACACGCAACTGCCGAGTGGGCTGTGGGTGCCGACGTTTGATGGCTCGGCCTATGTCACGATAGCAGATGACCCGGCGTTCAATTGGACTACCACACTTAGCATTGGTGCATGGATCAAGAAGGATGATCTGGTAGGGACTGAGGCGATTGTAAGTAAATGGAATTCCTCTGAAAGCAGACGGGAGTGGAATCTTCAAATTGTTACTCAGAAGTTGCAAGTAGCCTTTGGTAATCCGAATACAGGAGCATTTGAAGGTACTTGGTCGAGTGATGATAATGTAATTGCCTCAACTGGTATTTGGTATCATGTAGCGGCTACTTATGATGGGGTGCTTGCCGCCGCAGAGAGGGTGAAACTATATGTGGATGGAACAGCTGTCGCTGGCTCTTTAGCGTCTGGCGTTATTCCAGCTACACTTTATAACGGGACTGCTAACGTGCTAATTGGGGCAAGGACGGCAGTATCAATTCAGGATTTCTTCTCCGGCTCCATCGACAACACAGTAATCTATGATTGCATCGCAGACGTACCTGCCACCTTCATGGCTGCACTCTACAACTCACAGGCTGGACTGTATGGGAAGGCCCTCATATGAACTACTTTAAGCCAGAGGAGTTCTATTGTCCTGATGGTTGTAGTGAGCAAGGCGTTGAGCCAGAGTTGGAGAATAAGCTCAATATTGCTCGGCACTTTGCTGGTATTCCTTTCGTTATCACTAGTGGCTACAGGTGTAAAGAACACAACGATGCAATCTCTGGCAAGCCTAAGTCCCCACATCTTAAAGGTCTTGCAGTAGATATATCCGCATTAACATCTCGTGCTAGATACCTAATTATCTCGGCGCTTTTGAGAGCTGGCTTTACCCGTATAGGAATTGGCGAAGACTTTATCCATGCTGATATAGGTATTGAGCCTGACAAAGTATCGGAACTCATCTGGACTTATTACTAGGAGGTCATATGGCACGCAGGAAACCAAGGCGCAGGCGCAAAGTAAGGGCCGAAACATGGAGACAGCGAATTAAACGTCTTACCAAAAATATCAAGAATAAAGCAATGGGACGTACAGGTCCAGAGCTTCCATCTATGTCTTCAACTGTTCGAGGGATTACTGCAGCATTAGCCCGTGGAGGTGGGAGAAGCCCTAAGCCTAGGGGTGCCCTTCGAGGCAGGACTAAAGCAAGAGGGCCTGCTGGACTCAAAGGTTCGGGTTTTAATATTCTAGGCCAGAAAACTGGCTAAACCTTATCAAATTTATTTTGATAAGAAAGGAATAGTCAAATGAAATGGTGGAAGTACATTCGGCTTGCTCTAAAGTATCGCAAAGTTCTCGAAGTTGTTCTTGCTATTGGTATGGAGGTGAGGAAGGCTCGCAAGTCCAGCTCACCTGGAGGCAAATCCCTTACCAACGATGAATTGGCAGCCATTGGCACTCGAATCATAGCTGTCCTTGAAGAGGTTGACGGAAGGTTCACCTAATGACTGAGCAGAGACATGGTAGGCGAACTCAAGACCAAGGCATTGTTTTAGGATCTAAGAGCGCGATGAAACTATTTGTTATTCTCCTAATGCTCCTATCTATTGTAGTCACCTACTCTGTGACCTCTGCTACAATGGGAGCTAAGGTGAACCTTAACTCGTCGGACATTGCCGGGCACAATATTCGCCTTGGCTATCTAGAGAAGCAGGCAGAGGAGATGCGCAAGGTCAATGCTTCTTTGCTCTTGGTCAATGCAGAGATCTTGGCCTTTATGCGCAGCGAGGATAGATAATGTCCGCTAGAGTAGATTTCATAGACGATGCAGCCATTGAACAGGGAGCGACTTTCTCTAAGGTCGTGACCTATCGTGACTCTGCAGGAGATCTAGTAGACCTAACCTCATATACCTTACGTATGACTATTAGGAATAAAGTCGGAGGGACGGTAATAGCTACGTCTACAGGAGGTACTCCTACAATAACTCTGACAAATGGTGGAGTGGCAGGTACTATTACTATTACTATAACAGGCGCTAATACAACTACGTTAAACTTTGTCCGCGCGGTATATGATTTGGAGATTGTCTTAGGTGCTGTCATTACCAGGTTGATGCGTGGGATAGTCGAGCTGGATAAGGAGATTACTACTTAAATGGGCTCCAAGAACGCTACAATTAGTGGCAATAACATCCTTGTCCAAGACCGTGGTCGAGCTGTTTTTTTCAAGCGGCGGTGGGCTAACGAGGTTGATATCCTTATTCCTGCTCGGACAGGGGGTTCAGGTACTGCTGTCGATCCCGGTAATGTAGATACAGCCGATTGGATGGGTGCTGGTGTCGGCAAGCCCTTTGTCTTTGATAACGTTGCTGTAGATAGTTACTACTACCTTTTCTTTACCTCCTGGAAATATTACACGGCGACAGGAGATTGGGGAAATAATGAGTGGCACCAGACGATAGGTGTAGCACGATCTACTACCCTTAACGGCACCTACACCGTCTTGAACGGCGATGCTCCTATCCTTGAACCTTCCAGTGATAATGCCCTTTGGTATTACTTCCACCTTTTGGGCTCCTCTATTTATGCCAATCCTAATGCTGGAGATGATGAACTGTTTGCCTTTCAGTCTACTCCTCTCACAGTCGAGATGCTCCTACACTTGACTGGTTATCCTACAGGCGCTGGTGAGAATACCTTAATAGAGCGTAGGGATTCAAGCGGCAATGTAGTATGGGGCCTCTACCTTTATCATTCAGGTGCGGGTTCTCGACACGTTCGGGCAAAGGTTACTGTAGGTGGTGTGACCTCTGCAACACCGACCCTTGATACTTATACGCAGCCAGGGAAGGATGAGGATATTATCCTGGGCTTGTCTTATCATCCTACAGTAGGCTTCCTCTCCGTATATCTGAGTGAATCTCAGGTTGGGGCCAACAAGATCAAGACGCTTTATATTCCCGTGCCTGGAGCGCCTGATAGCTCTAATGGAGGCGACACTACAGTTTTGAATAATCAAGGCGGGAGCTCCTTTGATGCCTTTGTTCATTTGAAAGGATTAAGGATTCTATCTGAATATTCCTTTAGCAGCAATTTCTCTGGAAGGGCTACGACTGTGATTGGTGCAGGTGCATTCGCTAGTATCGACAACACCGTATTCTTTGCTAACTTTGCAGATGCTGATGACAGGTATCATCATGATGGTAACTTGGGCGACGGCGGCGCTGAGATTATAGGTGTTACGTGGGTAGCAGCCACGGGGCTCCTCGCTGATGGCTCTAATGAGAGGATAGAGTTGCACAACCCTCCGGTTTCCCAATACGTTATGCTGTTATCGGGCTTAGACTTAGGAGGTATCCTTGGTCTGGCCTTCTCCGACAGTCTTAATGAGAACTGGGCGCTCTATCCTCTTCCTTCAGTTGACTTGAGTTCAGGGAACTCGCCAATCGCTGATCCTTATATAACAGGCGCTAATAAGAAGCTCAATGGGATTTTATTTCCCAGCCTGTATGAAAAAGCTGGAACGACCTACCTGTCTTATGGTGAGGAAACAACCGATACCCATTGGGTAATAAGGCAGCGAGAACTTGATAGCCTGTTTTATCCCCAGGCTTCTGTGTTAACTATTAGGGAAGGAACCTACACAGAAGAATTGGGTGACACAGACGATTTTGACAACCTAGGAGTTTCAGCACCTTTTGTTATATCTAAGGATTTTACTCGCCCTGATGGAGAGAATACTGAGACCTTATTCTATGAGGGTGATTCTGTCATCACTGGTGATAGGACGCTCGCTGCTGGTGGTACTGAAGGTGTAACCGTGCACCAACATAATATAGGCTATACAGGAGTGGATGTCTAATGGCCCTTCCAGCACCTACAGGTATAACTATTACAAGTCTTGGTTCAACCGCTGTTTCTATAGCTTGGGGTTTTAGCCCTGCTAATCAAGGCCAGATAGCTGGCTTTAAGGTTACCTTAGATGGTAATGTAGTGGCTTCAAGAAGTAAGTCCCTGAGGGTCTATGGATACTCCAGCCTTACAGCGAACCACTTTAATTACGTCGTAGGCGTCTATGCCTATAAATCAGGACAGTCCGACTCAGCTGAGGTGACAACTGGTACAGGGACTTATCAGCTGTGCCTTAAGCCCGGAGCAGGCACTGTTGAGTTTACTGTGACTGGAGATGATTGGACTAGGAATATAGAGTGGACAGCAGGAGGTCCTCATGATGGAAGCTTCCAGTATGAGTGGGGAATAGATGAGCTTGGCAGAACCGGTTTTGTAGCAGGAACCTTTGCAACTGTTCTTATTGAGGAACTTCCTGCAAATACCCAGATAACTCCTTGGGTAAGGGCTATTAATTCAAGTGGAGAAGCGACGGAGAAGGTTACAGGAAACCCGATTACAACTACCAGTGCAACTGCACCAGCTGATTTAGTGGGAACTATCTCCTCCCGTTCTTCATCTACCATGACCCTTGGATGGACAGGTACAACTGACCAGCTTAAAAGGGTAGGAGCAACTGTGGATGGCAGTACCCTATATATGTGGCCACATAACAGTAATGTAACCTTTGTAGCCCTTACTCCTGACACCGATCAGAATGTTTCTATGGTTGCTGAGACCGATGGGACGATTTCTCAGCCGACAGAGGGAGACTACACGGATGTAGACGATCCGCCTGGGGTACATTTGAGTGCATCAGACGAGCTCCAGTTAGGGGACACGTTCAATCCAGTGACGACTAATTATACTATTACAGCATTCGGTGGCTTCAATGAATCAGGCACGAAGTCCAGCCTTGACGGAACAGTGGTCACATGGAATAGGGCTACGTATCCTTTGATGCTTATAACCATCGAAGCAAATGGTGTCAATGGAAGTGCGCGGTCTGTTGTCTATCCTTTTTATGCTCCGGACGCCCTCCATGATTATTCCATGGCTAACGGCTTTGTAGAGATAGTAGATGATTACCAAAATAATAGGGAGACCCCTGCCGAGATGCTTCTTGAAGCCTTTGGCCGTAGGTGTCCTTGGACAAACTTTGCAGGAGATGATATAAATATAGTCCTTGAGAAGCTTCGGAGTCCACTCTCTGTTATGGCAATAGCAGCTGTTCGGGCGGATCCCGGCTACCAAAAGATAACCTACATGGAGTATACTTTACAGCAGTTTGGTTTTGATCTTCTTATAATCGAGACATTACAGAGAGTATTCCGGACTATACCAGAAGGTTCTGTATGTGTAGAAAACACAGTGCTAATCTCGCAAGGAGGGTGAAATGGCTTTTACAGTTACTACCATGAAGTGCTCTGATCGAAGGACTCTGCTCAATAGGGCTATGTCCCTAATGCAGGAGCTGATTCGGTTGAATGAGTCTGCAGATGCAGCCAGAAGGGTACTGATAGACCAGTCAGTTGCTGACGTGGGTGATACAATTAACAAGACATTAGGAGCTGCAGGCCCTCCGTTTGTGTCAGCAGCTACAGATATTACCCCCACAGGTGATACAATCGCCGATGAGTTGATTTTGATCATCTCAACGTCTACAGGAGGCATAGGGTATCAGTACCTGGCTGAATAATGACTCCTAATCCTCACATACCAGAGGGCCTAGATCCTGAGATCGTTGAGATCTTAGAAACCTGCTGCCGTTCTACAAAGGCTTTCTGTCAGGTATTCCAATCGGATATCTTTGACTGTGAGTTCTCTAAGGGCCATGACCAGCTTTTTGAGCTCTTAGACGACCCAGCAAAGCAAAAGGTTGCTATTGCCATGCCTCGTGGGTGGGGAAAGACTTCTATTGTTAATCAAGCCTTTATTACAAGGGAAATAGTGTTTCACAACCGAAACTATATTATTCCTATCTCCTCTACTGGAGCCTCGGCCACGGAGTTTTCAGAGAATACCAAGGCTGCATTATTAACAAATGAGATGATTGTTAATACCTTTGGTTCAATCACGACCAAGAATGAGGGGCCATTAAAAGATCCTTTCTCTACATTAGAATGGGTCACGTCTAATGGGATTAAGGTAAAACCTAGGGGAGCAAGGCAGCAGGTTCGTGGCGGGCTCTTTCGAGGACATCGTCCTGACCTATTTGTCGTGGATGATCTTGAGGATGATGAGCATGTTGAAAGTGAAGAGCAGAGAAAGAAGTTGATGAAGTGGTTCTTCTCTGCGTTGAAAAACTCAGTTAGGTTGGATGATCCTAACTGGAGAATTATTGTAGTAGGTACAATTCTTCATGAGGACTCACTGCTGTCGAACCTTTTAGATCCAGATAAGTTCCCTGGGTGGAGTACAATAAGACTGGAGCATTGTGATGCAAACAATAAGTCAAACTGGCCCGAACGCTTCTCGGATGAAGACTGTGCAAAGCTTAAAGAGGAGTATAAGACAGCTGGTGATCTCGATACGTTCTACAGAGAGTACCGCAACCTGCCCATCGCGATCGAGAGCAGGGGATTTAAGCCAGAGTACTTTAAATCATATACCGAGACAGAATACACACTCAACAACGATAGAAACGTTGAAACTGCCATACTTCTAGACCCGGCTAGGACCTTGGCAACTGGCAGTGCAAATACTGCAATCGCAGGTGTAAGCTTTAATACAATGACTAATACTCTCTACGTTAGAGAGATTGTAGAAGGAAAGTTCTACCCTGATGAACTCTATGATGAAGCCTTTGCAATGGCTGAACGCCTTAATGCGATCATAATAGCACCTGAAGTAACCGGCTTAAATGAATACATAATGCAGCCGTTACGATCTGAGATGGAAAAGCGTGGCGTGCATTACATTTTAATCGAAGTAAAACCACGGCAAGGAAAGACCGGAGCCAAACGCAGTGGCGGTCTTGTACCTTTGTATCGTCAAGGCCATGTATTGCACAACCCTACTGCTTGCGGTAGGTTAGAAGAATACCTTCTCATGTGGCCTAGGCCCAAACGCTGGGACGCTATCGACGCAGTTGCTGGTATCATCTATGTTATGGATGATGGAGAAAGATTCTTTACTCCTCAAGAAGATCAGGAAGTAGATATAGAGGCTGAATATAGAGAGATTGATTATGATGCTCCTTTAGCCCTACCTTCAATGTGTTGATCTTATCAAATTTATTTTGATAAGGTAGGAGATATAATGCCTCATCTGTTGAATCCAAATCCTGCCAGGTCTGTACCTATTAGTGTACTTGACAGCTTTCATTACAAGTACACTAATGGCCTGAACCTGCGACCTGACAGCACGCTGCATCAACGACTAGTAGCGTTGCTCATAGAGCGGGCAAACGCTAGCCGAGATGTGTTGTCTAACAAGTTTGAGATGTGGAATAAGATAGATAAGAAACTTACCGTCTTTATACCATTAGATCAAAAAGAGCTGGACCTTCAGGAAGCAGATGTCCGCAAGCCTGTCTCAACGGTAGTTCCTATATCCTTTGCTACGCTAGAGGTTCTGCTTACCTATATGGTTGAGGCCCTAGCAGTAGACCCTATATTCCGCTATGAAGGTGTAGGACCTGAAGATGTTATTGGAGCAGCGTTGCTTCAGCAGATAGTTAATGTACAGATGGCTAGATCAGGCGGAACCTTGGCGATCTATACTATGCTACGTGATGAGCTCACCTATGGCTTTGGTGCTATGGTTCCTACATGGACTAAGAGACTCGGCTTTAGGAGGGTAGCGAAGCAGAGAAGTTTCTTGTCTACTCTAAGAGGAAAGATTCTTAGCCTGCCAGGTCTAGCCGAGGCTCGTGAGGAATATGTACAGTTTGAAGGCAACGAGCTTACCCCGATAGATCCTTATATGTATCTGCCTGATCCTTCTGTACCTATCAATGATGTACAGAAAGGTGAGTATGTAGGCTGGATAGTTAGAGACAATCTGATGAGTATGCTTGCGGAAGAGCGTACTGATGACTCTATGTTTAACGTGCAGTATCTTAAGGGCTTTGATGGAAAAAGCGTATTATTCCTAGACCAGTCTGCTCGTGATAAAGACTCTGTCAGGTCTGTAGGCGAAGGCTTTGGTAACACTAGAGCAGTAGATAACATCTACATGTGCGTTAATCTTATACCAGCCGAGTGGGGTATAGGTAATCGTGTTTATCCAGAGAAGTGGTCTTTCCGCCTCTCAGGTGACGCTATTATAACTCATATGGCTCCATTAAACCTAGATCACAATATGTTCCCTGTAGTGGTATGCGCTCCAAACTTCGATGGTCATGGCAATACTCCGGTATCTATGCTTGAATACGTACAAGGCATGCATGAGTTTATTGACTTCTTATATAACGCTATGGTGGCGAATCAGCGCAAGTCAATCCATGATATGTTTGTAGTAGATCCTGAACGTGTTAATCTCCTCGATGTAATGAACCCAGGGCCTGGCAAGTTAATTAGGTTGCGCAAGAAAGCCTGGGGGCATGGTATCAAAGATGCGATTGAGCAGCTCAAGGTCAGCGATGTAACTGCAGGTAATATAGACGAAAGCGTCAAGCTCATGGCCTTGATAGATCAGATGACTGGAGCCGAAGATACCGTAAGAGGCAACTTGCGTAGTAGCTCAGCCGATATAAGTGCTACAGAGTTCCAAGGTTCTCAGGGCGCTGCACTTTCCAGGTTAGAGAAGCACGCGAAGATTGCAGGTATGCAGGCTCTTACACCTCTAGCCCATATGGTTGCTTCACAGACACAACAGTTTATGGAGATGGATACATATGTAAAGATCATTGGTGACTATGAGCAGGTCTTAGCAGGTGAGTATGGAGACGTCTCACGTGTTCCTGTCTCTCCATTTGATCTCCTGATTAACTATGATGTAACTCCTTCTGATGGATCACATCCTAGAGCAGGAGATGCCCGTGGCTGGTTATCTATGCTGCAGATGGTGCTTTCGCAGCCTGAACTATGGACGAAGTTCAATGTAGTAGGTATGTTCTCTCGCTGGGCTAGAATGAATGGAGAGAACGATATACAACAGTTTATCTTAAACCCAAACGGTGTGCAGCAAAAGGTGTTACCCGATGAAGAGTTAGAAAGAGAAGTGCAGAAAGGAAACCTTATACCAGCGGAAGGAGCTGCGTAATGGATGATATAGTCATTACGCCAGGTGAAGTAGAAGATTTCAAGAAGCATCCTGTGTGGCGGGCGATGGTAAATGCTCTAAAAGAGCGAATATCCACTGCCAGGGATAAACTTGAAATAATGGGAGAGGACATAGATCGAAATGAGATCTCTCATGTGCAAGGTGAGATATACTCCCTGCGCACTGCCCTTGAACTCCCAGACACTTTATCGCAGGACGCAGAAGTAACAATACAGAAAGGTGATCAAAATGTCTGACGATCTTAATGTCGAGAATCTTGAAGTTGACGAGGAAGAAACGGAAGAGGTTTCTAGTGAACAAGATGATGAGGAGAAAGATACTGAAACACAAGAAGTGGACGAGGAGACTGAAGCAGAAGACCAGATGACCCCTCGTGAGCGTGGTATGCAGGCTCAGATTGACATGCTTACTAGTACTGTAACTAACCTAACAGGGCAGTCAGGGGAGTTAGACACAAAGGGTGAAGATGAAATGTCCTCTGTGTTGGATGATCTTGAAGACTTCATTGCTGATGATGCAGCATTTGATAAGGCCACTGGCAGCCGCGAAGGGCTTAATGAGGTCCTTGAGCAGGTACTGGAAAAGGCTGTACTTATCATAGCGGAGCATACTAACAAGTCTCTGCCAGGGACGATAGATACTATCGTTAAGCGCCAAGTAGCAGAGAACCTTATGGCTAATGAGTTCTTTAGAGCCAACCAGGACCTGATGCCTCAACGGAAGTTCGCTGCCTTTGTCTTTAACGAGATGGTAGCCGCTAATCCCGGCACGGATACTCAGGAAATCCTCGACAAGCATCTAGGTCCTGAGGTGCGTAAGCGCCTGGGCATGGGAAAAGGAAAAGGAAGAAGTCGTCAGTCTAAGGCCCCTAACCTTAAGGCCGGGGGGTCAAGGCAAACACCGAGTAAGCCCAATAAGTTAGCTTCAGAGATAAAGGAGCTGGAGGGTATCTAAATGGGAAGTTTAGCTTCAAATGGTATTAGGGCTAGTAATAATAGGATACTCTTTACAAGAGATCTTACTGTTAGAGAACCTCTTACTGTAGCAAAATCTGGGGTTTTTAATGGTGATGTCAAGCTAAATGGGGATCTTACTGTTACTACTGGTTATATATATCAACTGAAGAAGACTGTAAGCTACTATGATTATGTAACATTCGAGATACCAAGTTTAGGAGCACTAGCTACTCTACACCTAACACTTCCTCGTAGTACTTATATTAATAGCGTGTGGAGTGTGCTGCATGGGACTACTGATAGTACTGTGCCTAATGATATAAGTATTTCCTATGAGGGACTATGGTATCATACATTAACTATAGCCCATGCAGCCACTGCTGGAACTGTGAATGAAAGTACTGGATCATTGACAGTAGTAACTGATTATGGTGTGCCTGCTAATGCTACGTTGGATATACTTAACTCTGCCTTTGATAATAATAATAGTAAAGTTTCATTAGTTTTTGAGCTTTACTACACTACTGCCCCTACTCGAAGAAAGGGCCCTGCTTAGGAGATTAATATGCCTATCGAAGGAGAACTTGCTAGAGCCGGCATTGTCACTACTGATAGTGCAACTATTATAGCAAAACCTATGGAAGTATCAGAAGACTTAGTGGTCTATGGTACTACTACTATCAACGCTGATACAGTCATTGATGGAGATTTGACTGTTCTTGGCTCATTAACTGGAACATTTGGTACTAAGTATGTTCTAACTATTAACATTGCTGATTTGCAGGCTGTGGCAGTAGGAGGTTACGCTGTGATTCCCACCAATGGAGATGGGTTTATATCACGAGCTACCCTTGTGTGCCAAGCTGCTGTCGGCGCATCCGGTGGAGCAATGAATTTAGTAACAGAAACGGGAGCCCTTAGCGGATACAACATCACTATCACTGATGCTGCGGCAGCAGGTGCTGTATTCGAGACAGGTGCTATTCCTTACTCTGTAACTAATAATTCAGTTGTTGGCGGAGAGGCAATATGGTTAGATACATCAGATGGTTGTACCAATGCTGTAGCAGCACAAGTCGTAGTTGAAATTACACGTCAATAAAGGAGAAAATCTCTATGCTTCCTGGACCTACACAAGCTGGCTTTTCACAGGAGCGAGGACTCTCGCCTCGTGACTCTGTTAAGTTCGTGACTAGCTCTACTTTAATCACGACCTTAGCTATGGACGAGACGATGCGAGCGGTTATCGCTACTATGACCAGTGGCAAAGTTTTGGCAGTAACGCTTCCGAAGGTATCACTAGCAGCTGGTATGATGTATACTATTTATTACAATGACATAGCCGGCGGCGTTACAGACAATCTCACCATCAATGATCTTGGAGATGATACTGATTTCTCTACGATCACACTTAATGCTAACAAGGAGCGTGCGGTTCTTGTAAGCGATGGTGTTAGATGGCTTACCATTCACGCAGGCGCACCTAATACTGGCTAAGGAGGTTTATCATGAGCAAAGGATATTCCTCTATGCGAGAGGCGGCTGACTGGGTATCTAGTCAAAGGTATCTGGAACAGTCCCTTCCCTTCATTCATGGGACGTGGTACTTTGTGCGTCCTCTTACAACTGCCACAACGGCTAGTACAGATAATAGGAGTGGTCAGGATCCTTCTGCACCGTTGCTGACACTTGCTGCTGCATATGGCAAGACCACAAGTGGTCGAGGTGATGGTATCTGCGTAATGTCATCTGGAGTTACACTTGCAAATACCACTATCTTCAGTGACGAGATCACATGGTCTAAGTGGGGGATTACTGTTCAAGGTATTGCAGCCCCTACTAGGATGTCTCTGCGATCTAGAATCAGTACAGCAGAGGAGGACCTGGCTCAGCTAATTACGCTCAGTGGTAGCAACAACTGGTTCCGTAATGTTCAGATGATTAATGAGGGAACTACTGGAACAGGTGTTCTTACTGTCTCTGGAGAGCGTAATGCCTTTGACAACTGCCACCTAATAGGAGGCGTAGGAGTTTCCTCGGCGTCTATTGCTGATCTTGACCTGACGCTTACAGGTAACGAGAACACTTTCCGTGGATGTACCTTTGGCACAGATACCTTCGATAAGGAAGACCTGGCTGGGGCGTCTATTCTCTTAGACGGTGGAGGCGCTCGTAATCGGTTCTTCGATTGTGAGTTCCTACAGCAGCGTTCGGCAGGTACCACCGCTGGTGCTATCAAGCTGGCTGATGGCTCTGCTATTACAAGAGACATCATCTTTAATAACTGCCACTTCTCTGTCTGGCGTGTAAACGCTATACCGGCAGAGGCTTCGGTTGTTATCGGAAGCACCGTTACTAATGGAGTGGTTCTCTTTCGGAAATGCACGCGTCATGGCTTTACTGATTGGGGAACTGTGGCACTAACGGCTGATGTGTATTCTGCATCTCCTACCATGCACGAATCTGGTGGTCTTGCTGTTCCGGCCAACCCGTCGTAAGGAGGTTTAGGTGCCTAGAAAAAAGAAAGCTGATGTTGTAGCACTTGATCGTTCTACCCAGGAGGGTGCGCTTGCTGCAGTTCGAGCAGGTACTTATGATCGGGACTGCTATATTGGTCGTTATGGAGATATTCCGCCTGACAAGAAGGAGAAATAACAAGTGGCAGACACGTATTTTGTAGGACTGCGAGCGACTGCAGACCTAGTAGATAACGAGGATCCCCAGTCTTGGAGGGCGGGAATACTCCGCCTGTTCCCGAATGGGTCAGCCCCTCTTACAGCTCTCACGGCTCTTATGAAGTCGGAGAAAGTCTCTCACGATAGGTTCCATTGGTGGACGAAGACCCTGACCTCCCAGCGAGCGTCTACGGCCCTTTACACCACTGCAGGTCTTGGAACCCTTTACACATCTGGTAGTGCCTCTGCTGGTGACATGGTGCATGCTAAGGTTTCCTTAGTAGATTCTAACATGTTCCGGGCAGGACATCAGGTGCTGCTGCGAGATGCCAGCGACTATAATGTAGATACCACTGGTAAGGTGTCTAACGTTATTAAGAATGGTGCAAGTTCTGTCATCTCAATCATTCTCTTAGAGGATGATGATAACTCAACTACATCTACCGATCTCTCTGATGCAGATGTTGTCTTGATCGTTGGTAACATTAATGCTCAGGGTGCTGCACGACCTGAGGCCATCACGCAAGGGCCTACGGAGTTCGAGAACTATACACAGATCTGGCGTAACTCGACAGACATCTCCCGTACTTTAATGGAGACTCGTCTTCGTACATCTCCGAATATTGAGAAGGAGATCAAGAAGGATACGCTGGAACTTCATTCCATTGAGATTGAGAAGGCACTCTTATGGAGCACTTTATTCTCCACAGGCACCGGAGCGAACGGTAAGCCTGAGAGAGCAACACGTGGGGTTCTTTCCTTCATTAAAGAATTCGGCACGGTTCAAGACTATACCCTTGATATGGCTGCGGCTTATGCAGGCAAGACATGGCTGCAGATGGGAGATGAGTGGTTAGATGAGCATCTCGAAGAGATCTTCCGATTCGGTTCAGATGAGCGTCTGGCGTTCGTTGGCTCTGGGGCGCTGTTAGGTATTCAGCGCCTTGTCAAGGATCGTGGTATGATGAGTCTTACCCCACAGCAAACCATCTGGGGTTCTAATGTGGTAGTCTGGACAACTCCGTTCGGTGCTATCACAATGAAGACTCATCCACTGTTCTCTTACGAAGCAACTAACCGGCACTCGATGGTTCTTCTTGAGCCTAAGAACCTTCGCTGGATGTATGTTAGCGATACTTCCTTCTACCCTGACAATTCGTTTAAGAAGGGTGGTGGCGTAGGTATTGATGGTAAGCAGGAAGAGTTCCTGACTGAGGCAGGCCTTGAGATACACTTCCCGGAGACGGGCGGGTACCTCAATAGTATTGGGCTGGATAATACTCAGTAACCTGTCAATAAGGTGGGGGTCTGCGATGGCCCTCACCTTATCAAAATAAATTTGATGAGGTTGCTATGAGCCTTCTATCTGTTAGACAAGAGTTTATTACCAAGAGTGGCAGGTATGATTTAGCTACTACTACTGTAGTCGATCATGATACAGATGCAGGAGCAGACTTTTATATTAATGGTGGGATTATAGATTTAGATCTTGAAGTAGACGTCTCGGCTGCAACCGGCTGGTATCAAGAGGCCCTAGTTCCAGGAGATTTCTCTACAACTTTTCAAAGAGCTAGGACTATTAAGCAGGTATGGATAGAAGAAACCGACGGTGAAAGATATCAGTTGGGCTTTAAGAACTATGATGTGCTAGTAGCAACCTATCCAGCTCTTGATGGAACTACCCAAGGCAATCCTGATATATGGGCTAATAATGTTATACATAGAGATCCAGTCAACTCTGCTAGCGGTTCAGCTGCGAACCTTAAAGGTATTATATGGATGCCTCCTGTACTTACTGGATCAAGTGTGGTACAAGGAAGCGACTCGTTATATTATAAGTGTATATTAGCACATACATCTACAGCCGATACTACTCCTATAACCGGGGGAAGTTATACTACATACTGGGAAGCAACTACTGAAGCAACCGGAGACGCTCATGTAGTAGATACCTCTTATACCACAGTGAATCTTCTTGTCTATGCTCTATGGCACTCCAAGGTTCTTTCATCTAACACTGATGAGAATTATTGGACTATCAACTATGAAACCATTGCTGTATTAGCAGCCTTGAGACACCTTGAATCCTACTATCGCAATACGCAAGGCTGGAATGATTACAACAACAAGATTCAGCCGATGCTCATAGGCATAGATCGAGATGTTGCCGAAGCTGCTACAGCTGATACAATGGAGATGAAAGGATGAGCAACCATATAGAAAAGCGCTTTGTAAATCGGTCTTATAGAAGCAGTAAGCTCGTAAAGGAACGTGCAGATAAGGCAAAGGCCAATGCTGATAAAAGGACCAAGAAGGCCGAGGAACGAGCAAAGCTTGATTCTCAGCAGCCAGTTGTTCCAGCATTCTCACCTGAGTTTATAGAGGAAATAAGCGATGCAGGAGCACACGATACGGGTAGTTGAGACCTTTGCTAAGGGTCTCAGACCTCAGACTAATCTAGGTCGTAGGCAAAACTATCTTACTCAATGTAAGTATATGAAGCCTCGCTCCTGGGGCTTAAGGGATACAAGAGATGTTACAGATCCCTTTGCAGCGTCCGTGTTTGGGACTTGGCCGTTCCCGCAACTTGTACGAGGGAAAGGTACGACACTTTTATTGTCTGCTACTACGGTGCAAGTTGTTACAGAGGCAAGCCCGAACTGGACAGCTGCTGCAGCGTTGACGACTTATGATTTAGCTGACCCGACTAGTGTCAAGGCAATTACCGGATCAGCAGTGTGGCACATGGCTGACTTTTTTAACGTCTGGGTTCTCTTTAATGGAACTACAACTGTAATAAAGACCGCTGAGCATACTATGTTCGGAGAGACAGAGAAGGTCTATGTCCAAGATGACGTTGCGATTCAATCAGGATGTGAGCATAGAGGTAGACTCATCACAGGTGGTTTTGATCCCTCCAATCTCTTTGGAGACGACTGGTTTGCACTCTGGGAGACTTGGCTCTACAATAGAGACTATCGAATTGATATTGACCTCGATAACATCCAAGATAACTTCGTTGCTTGGATTTCAATCG